GAATATTATTTATTTAATGAAAAAGGTATTTCAGATTCCGCCGGTAGTGCCACAGTTCAAATTGCCTCAGATTCTATCTCTTATGCCCATTCAGGTATATTAGATGCCAATAGAAAAATAGTTTTAGGTCATCTACACAAAGCAATTAAATCCCTCAATCAACTTAGAATGATAGAAGACGCGGTGGTCATTTACCGTATCTCACGTGCTCCTGAACGAAGAATTTTCTACATTGATGTTGGTAACTTACCCAAGATCAAAGCAGAACAATATCTTCGCGACATCATGAACAAATACAAGAACAAACTGGTATATGATTCCGCTACTGGTGAAGTTAAAGATGAACGTAAGCATATGAGTATGTTAGAGGATTATTGGCTTCCACGTAGAGAAGGTGGGAGAGGTACAGAAATTACAACGTTGCCAGGTGGAGAAAATTTAGGAGAATTGGCGGATGTTGAATATTTTAGAACAAAGTTATACAAAGCACTTAATGTTCCTCCTTCCCGTTTAGAGCAAGATTCTGGTTTTATTCTTGGAAGGGCAGAAGAGATTTCGCGAGATGAGGTTAAATTTACACGATTCATTGAAAGATTGCGTGCTAGATTTCAAATATTGTTTAATGATCTTCTAGAGAAACAATTGTTACTTAAAGGTATTATTTCATCTCAAGATTGGCTTCTTATAAAAGACGAAATTATATATGAATGGCAATCCGATTCACATTTTGCGGAACTACAAAATGCACAAATGATGAAGGAACGGTTAGGTATTTTGGTAAATGATATGGGATACAGGGATGAAGTTGTTGGAAAATTTTTCTCTCAAGAGTATATTAATAAACATATTCTTAAACTGACTCAAGAGCAAATTGACCAAATAAAAGACGAAATTGAGAAAGAAAAAGCAGAAAAAGGTGGTAAAGAAGAAGATCAATATGCTGAATTTGACCCAACAAAAGGAAAGCCAGATCTAAAAGTGATAAGTAGCTAAAATTTATAAATAGTATAAATATATAATAGAGGATAAAAATGTCTGAAACAACTACAGTTAGTGATATTGTGTCAATGTCCATAGGCGGAGATAGCACAGGAGTAAAATCAGCAATAAGTGATGTACTCCAACAAAAAATTATGGTAGCATTAGAAAATAAGAAAAAAGACGTTGCTAGTTCTTTTTTAAACAAACAAAGTGAAAAAGTTGTTCAAGAAACCGAATCACAGGAAATAGAAGATGGCAGCAGTTAATCAAACCTTAATTGAAACCGAAAAGCACATAGTATTTAAATTTCACTCTGATGCATCGGAATCGGATGTTAAGAAAGTAGATGTATCGACTCTTACTTGGGCAAAACATACCCTTACTTTGTCTGGCGCATCTACAGAAAAATTTAAAATTGGTGAAGTAATTTCAACAGCTGCAGGTCATTCCGCAGTTGGTGACGGATCTGAATTCTTTATTGTTACTGGATTTACTGCGAGTGCAACTACTGTAGAAGTTGTTGGATGGGATTATACAAATAAAAAAGCGGCCTCCGCTTCTACGGCTTATTCAAATGCTGATAAGATTGTCGGTAGTGTATCAGGATTACATACAGAAACCGCTGCTAATAGTGGAACCTTAATAGAACAAGATTATGAACTTACAGTTACCAGAATGCAATGGATAACTAGTGGTTTAGATATTCTTGTTGAATGGGATGGTTCAAGTACAGAAGCAGCTATTGCAACATTATCTGGTAATGGTAGTTGGAATGCCGGAGCACAAGCATGGCCTGGAATTCCAGTAAATGCAACTGGTGATTCTGGTGGAGTTTTGGGAGATATACAATTCTCTACAATAGGTCACGGGGGTACTGATTCATATACGGTTTGGATGGAATGTAAGAAAGTTGGTGGATACGATGTCCCACAATACGAACAAAATGCTACTTTAGGATTCCCAGTTGATTACGTACTAGGAAATTACCCATGATAGGAGAAACATGAAACTAATATGCGAAGAACTGGATAATGTAGAATTTATTTGTGAAGCAAGTAAAACCGGAAAGAATTATTACATTGAGGGTGTATTCATGCAAGCCAATGTAAAGAATAGGAATGGTCGTATTTATCCAAAAGCGATATTAGAAAAAGAAGTTAAAAGATATGAGAAAAATTATATAAAGCAAAGCAGAGCTTTTGGTGAACTCGGTCATCCTGACGGACCAACCGTTAATCTTGAACGAGTTTCACACATGATTACAGAATTGAAGCAAGATGGTAATAATTTTCATGGTAGAGCTAAGATTATGGATACGCCTTATGGTAAGATCGTAAAAAATTTAATAGATGAAGGTGCCCGTTTGGGTGTTTCATCTAGAGGAATGGGTTCGTTGAAACCTGTTGGTCGCGATATTCAACAAGTACAAGATGATTTTTATCTTGCAACAGCGGCCGATATTGTTGCCGATCCTTCTGCTCCAGCGGCATTTGTTAATGGAGTGATGGAAGGTAAAGAGTGGATATGGGATAACGGTATTCTAGGTGAACACCAAATTGCCCAAATCAAAAAACAAATTAAATTGTCTCGAAAAAGTCTTGAAAAAACACAGATAGATGCTTTCGAAACGTTTATGTTAAGTTTATAAATTTACTAAATAATAACAGTAAATACTAATTTAAATTAGATATAGGAGATTTAAATGTCTGAAGAATATTTAGCACAAGAGTCTGAAGAAGGAATTGAAGAAGATTCTTCAGATTATTTAACAGAAGATGTCGAATATGAAGGCGATTGGGACGAAATTGTCGAAGAAGCTATCGATGATGATGTTGACATCGAAGATGCAGAAGCTTTTGGAGAATGGTTAGACGAAAATTATGAAGAGTTAGATGAAGATGATGAAGAAGATGAAGAAGATGAAGAAGATGATGAAGAAGATGATGAAGAAGGCGATGAGGAAGAAGTTCCTGAAGGTGCAGCTGAACGTAAAGCCGCAAGAAAATCATACAAGACAGCGAGCAAGGACAAGGGAAAGATGAAGCGAAAAGCGAAATTGGCTAAAATTTCTGCCAAAAAGCGGAAAGGCAAAAAAGTAGTTAAACGCAAAGCATTAAAAGCCGGTGATGAGGTCGAAGAAGATGAAATTGAAGAAGGTGCTGGTGCAGCTAGACGTAAGGCTGCAAAAAAAGCATATTCGAAATTAGGTTCAGGTGAAAAATCTAAAAAAGCAAAGGCCGCAAAAATTTCTGCCAAAAAACGAAAAGGTAAAAAAGTTAAACATCGCAAAAAATTAGCCGCTTCCACAATTCCAACAACTAAGAATCAAATGTTGAAAAACATCTATGACCAAGTTAACGGAATGTTGAAATCTGACCTAACATCTAAGTACGAACAAATCATGAATGTAGCTAATCTTGAAGAAATTGAGGAGGAAGTTGCAGAACCGATTCGTACTAAAGCAGCAATTAAAGCTGAAGACCTTAATATTGATGTCAAAGATGATGTATCCGCACTTGTAGACGGAGAAGAAGGTTTGACGGAAGAATTTAAGGAAAAAGCATCGACAATTTTCGAAGCTGCAGTTCAAGCAAAAGTTATTGAAGAAGTCAACAAAAAGGTAGCAGAAATCGAAACTCAGAATAAAACAGAGCAAGATCAAGTTAGCGGTGACTTTCTAAACGATATGACTGAAAAAGTTGATGGTTATTTGACTTATGTTGTTGAAGAGTGGATGAAAGAAAATGAACTCGCAATCGAACGCGGTATCCGTACTGAGTTGGTTGAAGATTTCATGTCCGGACTCAGAACTCTCTTCACAGAACATTATATTGATATTCCAGAAGAGAAAGTTGACATGGTTGATGACTTATTTACAAAAGTCGAAGACCTTGAAAAACAACTTGACGAAGAAATCGATCATGGAGTAGACCTTCAAAAAGAATTAGCTCAGTTCAAAAAAGATGATGCTCTACGTAATGCAACAAAAGACTTGGCTGACACAGAGACTGAAAAGATCTCAAAATTGGCTGAGGGTATTGAATATGAAAATGCTGAGCAATACATTGAAAAATTAAATGTTCTCAAGGAAAGTTATTTTCCTAAATCTGATGCAGTAACTTCAGAAATTACAGAAACTGATGACACAATTGAAGTTTCAGATGAAGAAGAAGTTCAACATCTTGAAGAGAGCATGAAGCATTATACAAAAGCGATTAAACGCTATAATTCATAATAATTTTAAATTTTATAAATAGGAGAAAAAAATGTACCTAGCTGAAGACCTTCAGAAAAAATGGGGTCCGGTTCTTAATCATGAAGATCTCCCCCCGATTAAAGACACTTATCGGAGGGCTGTGACCGCAGTTCTTTTGGAAAACCAAGAGAAAGCAATGCGGGAGCAAGCATCACAAGAAGGTGGAATCTTTGGAAACTTGTCAGAAGCGGCTCATGCAAATAAAACAGGTGGAAACATCGATTATGTTGATCCTGTCTTAATTTCGTTGGTTCGTAGGGCCATGCCTAATCTCATCGCTTATGATGTTTGTGGTGTTCAACCGATGACAGGTCCTACCGGACTTATCTTCGCGATGAAAGCACACTATACATCACAAGCAGGAGTTGAGGCCGGTCATGCTGAAGCCAACACAGCCTTTGCTGGAAAAGGAACACATTCCGCAAATACTAACCCAGCAGATTCCAATATGACAACTGGTACTGGACAAACCGCTGCAGAACAAGAAGCAGACGTTACAATCCCCGAAATGGCATTTGCCATTGATAAGGTGACCGTAACAGCAATGTCACGGGCTCTGAAAGCCGAGTATACAATGGAACTCGCTCAAGACCTTAAAGCTGTTCATGGTTTGGACGCTGAAACAGAACTTTCGAATATTCTGTCAGGAGAGATTCTTGCAGAAATTAATCGTGAAGTTATGAGGGTTATCTATACTAACGCTAAGCCTGGCGCACAACACAATACAGCAACCGCTGGTACTTTTGACCTTGATACAGACTCCAATGGACGTTGGTCTGTTGAGAAGTTCAAAGGTCTGATGTTCCAGATTGAGCGTGAAGCAAATGCAATTGCAAAAGACACACGGCGTGGAAAAGGAAATATCCTGATCACATCGTCTGACGTTGCATCTGCATTGGCAATGGCCGGACAACTGTCTACACCTGATTTGGGCAACAATTGGAGCCCAGATGATTCAGGTGCCACATCAGTTGGAACACTTAATGGTCGATATAAAGTTTTCGTTGATCCATATGCACCTTCAGCAGCTGTTAATTATTTCACAGTTGGATACAAAGGTTCATCTGCATATGACGCAGGACTTTTCTATTGTCCTTATGTTCCACTGCAAATGGTTCGTGCAGTTGGTGAGAATTCCTTTCAACCAAAAATCGGTTTCAAGACCCGTTACGGTCTAGTTTCCAATCCTTTCGCTAACGATACAAGCTCCGCTAATAATGGAGTTGGTTCCGGTGCACTTACAGCTAACGCTAATCGTTACTATCGTCACGTTATCGTTAACAACCTTATGTAATATATTTTACATAGTGAAAATTGGGGGTGGCTTCTGGTCACCCCTTTTTTTATGCCTACTAAATATTAGTATGGAGGTTTGTTATGAATGATTCGGTGTATGTCATTGGAAATGGATTAAGTCGAAAGAATATTAATCCATCTCAATTAAAGGGTACAATTATTGGATGTAATGCGTGTTATCGTGATTTTAAACCAGATATAATTTGTGCCACGGATGCCGGTATAATAAGTGATATTATTGATTCTGGATTTGATGGAGATTGTTATTTTACACATGATTCATGGAATTTGTTACCAGCAGCCGCGAAACCATCATTATCTAACGGTACAGAACATGAAACAAAAAGAAAGGAAGGTGATGATCAATTTGTTTTTATTTCTGGACTTGATATTGGAGTAACGCAACCTGAAAATTATATTATCTGGGTTCCAAAGAAGATGGAACATAAAATTAAAAATATAGGTATTCAAGTTTTAGGATGGTCTACTGGAACTTCAGCAATGTATGTTGCATGTATGGAATTGGACCCGAAAAAAGTTTATCTATTGGGATTTGATCATAAAAATGATGAATATGATAATCTCTATGCT